TTTGGGAAGAATTTTGTTTGGAATCTAAAAACAGAAATCTTTGAATATAGCGATGAAGATCTCGATACTGGAGTTGCAGAAATTGATGCGGTTGAAACTGCATCATCTGTTGCTATGAAGTTAACTCTAGATCCTGGTGGTGTTGGAAACTTCACTGTTGGAGAGCAGATTGTTGGTAATTTACATACTGCCTTAGCAACAAGTGCAGTTACTAGCGGTGTTGTTTCTGGAACAACAATAACAGACGGTGGAGAATATTACAATCCAGCAATTCCACCATCTGTGACTTTCTCTGCACCACCATCTCCAGGAACATCTGCACAAGGAACAGCTGTTGTTTCTGCTTCTGGTATTATTACTGGAATTACTATTACAGATCCTGGAAGTGGATATGTCTCGGCACCAACAGTGTCGTTTGCACCATCACCAAAAGATGTTAGAGCAGAAGTTAAATCTTGGAATCCAGTAACTAGAGAATTACAAATTATCAACCGTACAGGAACATTCAATACAGCAGAAACACTTAAAGGTGAAACCTCTGGTGCTCTCTGGAGTCCTTATACTTATAATACAATAAATAATACTAACAGCGAATATGATGATAATCAATATTATGAACAGGAAGCTGATAGTATTTTAGATTTCACTGAACACAATCCATTTGGTGAAATTGGTAATTTTGGGAGCAGCGTGTAATGTTAGGTACTTATTCATACAATGAGGTATTCAGGAAAAGTGTCATAGCTTTTGGTACTTTGTTTAATAACATTGAAATCAGAAGGAAAAATGGCACTGTAGTTGAGTCAATGAAAGTACCTCTTTCATATGGCAACCAACAAAAATGGTTGGCACGTATTAGGCAGATTGGTAATTTACAAGACTCCAAAAAGAGCACTGCTATTGTATTACCAAGAATGGCATTTGAAATGACTAGTATTGCATATGATGCTTCCAGAAAAGTTTCACCAACACAAACTATACGAGGTGTTGATGGTAAAACAGTTTATATGCCTGTTCCATATAACTTAGGTTTTGAACTATCTATTCTATCTAAAAATCAAGATGATTCTTTACAAATTGTAGAGCAAATTTTACCGTACTTTCAACCATTTTATTCCATCACAGTTAATGTGTTACCTGAAATCGGAGAGAAGAAAGACTTCCCTGTAGTTCTAAATGATGTTCAATATAAAGATGAATATGAAGGTGACTACGAGGAAAGGAGAACTTTAATATATACTTTAAACTTTACAGTAAAAACATATATTTACGGACCTGTTACTGACAATAGTGGTAAGGAAATTCGTAAAGTTATTGCCGATACCTACACTACAGTGGATACTACTGCTGCACGTGAATTACGTTATACGGTAGAACCCGATCCAAGTACTGCTGATTGGGGTGATGATTTTGGATTTAATGATACCTTCTCGGAGTTTACAGATGGACAACAGTGGAACCCAATCACGGGACAAGATGAACCAGTTTGATGGTTTAGATGAAGTATTTGAAGTTTCTAGCGAAATTGTTAAGGAACCTACAGATACTCAAATTACACAACCACCAAAAGATGGATCTGATATAAAAAGTGATTATGATTACAGTAGAGCACAATTATATACTCTAATAGAAAAAGGTCAAGAGGCAGTTCAAGGTGCATTAGAATTGGCTCAACAATCGGATCACCCCAGAGCATATGAAGTTGCAGGTCAATTAATTAAATCAGTAGGTGATGTTACAGATAAATTAATTGATTTACAAAAGAAAGTACATGATATTGAAAATCCTAAAAAGTCTCAGGCACAAAATGTAACAAATGCATTATTCATTGGTTCTACTTCGGAACTATCTAAATTATTAAAGCAGCAAAAGCAATCTTTAGATAAATAAAATATAGGAAAGAATTATTATCGGAGTTTAACATGTCCGTTTTAAAAATTGTACAAAATGTTGCGGCAGTATCTTGCACAGGTGGTAATGCTGCTCAGTCTTCTGCTGTTATTGTGAATAGTGGTATCTATCGTTTTACTGCTGATGCTTCTGATGCTATTCACGTTGCTTGGGGTGGAAATCCAACAGCAGTATCAGGAAACGATTTTCATATTCCAAAAGAACAGTCTGAACTTGTAAAGTGTGCTTCTCCAAAGAGAGGACAAATTACTGCGATCACCACAGGTGCATCCAATACAGTTATTACATGTGCTCAAGACGGAAGAACTCCATCTCACCCTTTTGTTGTTGGTGATTATGTAACTTGTACGGGTTCTTCTGTTGCAGCATACAATAGTGGAATTGCTCACCTTGCAGTTACTGCAGTCACCGATACAACTATCACAGTTGCTCTAAACTCATCTGCATATGCTGCCTTCACTGGCACTGCAACACTTTCAAACTCAATCAAGTTCTCTGTCAAGCCTGACGGAAATGGTGCTGCTACTGGTCATATCACCGAAGTTCAAATCGTAGGTGGTTGATAATGAAGAAGAGAGTACCTACAGAACAAGAGATTGCTAAGAAGCATGGTGTATCAGTTGATTATGTGATTCGTCAAGCTGAAGTAGGTTCTACTGTTGAACGTGAGCATGTAACTACTCATGAAGAGGCATACGGTATTGCTCTTCAACATATTGCAGAATTTCCCGATTACTACAAGCACTTACTAGGCATGGAAAAGCAACTCAAAAAAGAATGGAAGAAGAAAGATTCCATTAAAGAGAACCATATTGCAATCAATAATGGTACTGAAAAAGATGATGAAGGTGCGATGGCACTCGGACAATTAGATGAGATTGAACTCTACATTAAGATGCTTCGTGAAACAATCAAGTCTCCAGACTATCAACTTCCTGGTTGGGTTCAAGCAAAACTAGCACTAGCAACACACAATCTAAATGCTGCTGCTATGTACCTCAGAAGCAATCATGAAGAATCTACAGATATGAAATCATTTGGAGATTTCATCAAAGAAGCAAAGTCTCCTGCATGGCAACGTTCTGAAGGTAAAAATAAGAATGGTGGATTAAACGAGAAGGGTCGCAAATCATATGAGGAAGAGAATCCTGGTTCAGACTTAAAAGCACCTCAACCTGAAGGTGGTCCTCGTAAAGATTCTTTCTGTGCAAGAATGAGGGGGATGAAAGAGAAACGTACTAGCAAGAAAACTGCGAATGACCCAAATTCACGCATAAATAAGTCGTTACGTGCGTGGAAATGCTGATGTCTAAGTCACCCAACAAAGGAAAGAAAGGTACTGCTGGAGGTCAAAAGAACTCCAAACAGAATCAGGGAAACGCAACGGCTAAGAAAGCAAAGAATGGTGGAAAAAAGAAGTGAGGTATTATGCCACGAGAGTGGAACACTCCAAAGAGAGAGTGTTGGAATGCACCAATTCATCAAATACTTAAAGCCATAGATAATCATACTCGTTTATATATGGAAACGGGTGACTATTGGCATGAAAAGCAAGCATGGATTTTGAGACGATATTTACATGATTTAAAAACATGGATTCATAAACAGGAGGGAAGATAGTGGCAGATAAAGATCCTTACATTTACCGCATCAAATCAGTTCTAAAAGTAGTAGATGGAGACACTATTGACGCTGATATTGACTTGGGTTTTGACATCAGCCTCACTAAGCGCATTAGGTTGGCTGGTGTTGATACTCCTGAAAGTCGCACAGCAGATACAAACGAAAAGAAATACGGTCTTGAATCAAAAGAATGGCTCAAACATAGATTAGAAGGTGCAAAGGATATTCTCATCAAGACCGAACTCCCAGACAGTACAGAAAAGTATGGTCGTATCATTGGTCACTTGTTTATTAATGGTGAAGCAACTTCCTTGAATAATCAGATGATCACTGAAGGTTATGCTTGGGAATATGATGGAGGAACTAAGAAGAAAGATTTCTCTGTGTTGGATTCCAAACGCAAAATTGTAACATAGGTAGCTGACAAATTGCAAGTACACCTATATAATAAGATTACCGTCTTAAGGTAAGTCTTATGGATACCAAACAATGTCCCAAATGCGGGGCACAGTGGATCAATGGTCAGCATTACTGGGCAACTGGTAAAGAAGGTGATCCGCATGATCTTGCAGGATTAGTCTGCAACAAGTATGGAGATAATACTTGTATTAATCCTTGCAAGGGATCTACCAGTGGAACAACTTGGGAAGATCGTCTTAAAGGTATGCAGGAAATTGAAAAAGATCTAAATAAAGTGAATGAACAAATTTGATATAGTGCATGGAATCTCATGAAATTTATTTAGGTAATCCTAATCTAAAGAAAGCAAACGTAGCAGTTGAATTTACTCAAGAACAAATTCAAGAGTTTATTAAATGCTCAGAAGATCCAATTTATTTTGCTAGAGAATATGTAAAAATTGTTTCTCTGGATGAGGGTCTTGTTCCATTTGAGATGTGGGATTTTCAAGAAGAACTAATTAAGAATTTTCACAATAATAGATTCAATATTGCAAAGCTTCCTCGTCAGACTGGCAAATCAACGACTTGCGTTTCCTATCTGATGCACTATGCACTATTCAATGATAACGTTAAAATCGCTATTCTAGCAAACAAGGCAGAAACATCTAGAGAACTTCTGTCTCGTTTGCAGTTGTCTTATGAAAATCTTCCTAAGTGGATGCAACATGGTATTGTGTCTTGGAACAAAGG